TTACAGATAAAGTTCCCTGAAGAAAAGAAAGAAGATATTAACGCTGAGATTATGGGCGAGGAAAAGACCGGAGAAAACCCTGCAGATAAGTGTTTGTATAACTTCTTTGACACAAGCTTCAAGGATCATTTATTTAAAGGGGAAGACATAGCCTTTTGCGAGTTGGCAAGAGAAGCAGGCTTTAAAATACATGCGAACATAGACTCAACAACCATGCACCACGGACCATACGGGTGGCGTGGTAAGTTTAGAGAATCTTTTGAGAAAGTAACGGAGAAAAAATGAGCAAAAGAAAACGCGTAGGATGGGATGGTAGATCACGAATTACTACCAAAAAATACAAAGAAAACTATGATAGGATTTTTAAAAGTAAAAAAGGATCTGTGCTTAACACTGAAAAAAGTTTTGTAAGCAAAGATTACAGTGAAGAAGAGGAAAAAGAATTAGAAAAATTAGAAGAAAGAAACGGCTTCTAGTGAAAACGTTGAACAATAGAAAAGATTGGAAGATCAGACCTGAAGGTATCACTATCTGGGATAACTTCTTTACACCAGAAGCACTAAAGATACTTAAATATAGAATCTTATATACAAAGTACTGTGATGATGACTACGGAAAATATAAAGCTACTAATCATTATAAAGATCAAGATTACATGAGTGAGATTATATCTACTGAACTATCTACAAAGTTAGACCTCCCTCCATTTCAAAAAGCATGGAGTGTTATTTATGATAATAACTGTGATGGAGTAGGCTTCCATTGTGATGGTGGATGGATAACTTTAAATATTTGGTTGAGTGATGACAAGAGTGTCAAAGATCCTTCTAAGAATGGTTTTACTATTTATGATAAAATAGTTCCACCGGATTGGAATAAAGATAAATGGAACGGGGATCGTCAAGATGAATCAATATCTGATGGGATTGAAAAATGGTTAAAAGATAATGAAGTGAAACCGGTTCATGTTCCTTTTAAAAGTAATAGAGCAACTCTTTTTAATGGAGCACATTTTCATAAAACTGATGGGGTGTCTATGAAAGATGGACCTGAAAATAGAAGAGTAAGTTATACCATGATATTTGGAGTACAATTAAAAAAATGATGAGTGATAAAGATATAGAAGAATTTCATAGCTTAGAGAAGCAAATGCGAAGGATAAAAAAGAGTAATAAATACAACTATATAGAAGGAAAACGCATCGATGACCATGGATCACGGATCTATGATATTAATGGTGCTAGACTTCCAAGTGTAACTACTATATTAGGCAAAACAAAAGATCAAAAATTTCTAAGAGACTGGAAGGCCAAAGTTGGAGAAGCAGAAGCAGAACGAATCAAAAATTTGTCTAGTAATCGGGGGACATCTATGCACAAATTCCTGGAGTCATATATCACAGGAGTTGGGTACGATGATCTTACAGAACTCGGACAGGCGGCGAAGCCCATGGCCAAAAAAATTACTGAGATGGGTCTTGCGCCAGTGGAAGAATGGTATGGCTCTGAAGTTACATTACATTATCCTGGCCTTTATGCTGGGAGCACTGACCTCGTATGTTTACATAATGGTTTAGAGACCATTGTAGATTTTAAGCAAAGTAATAGACCCAAGAGAGAAGAATGGATAGATGACTATTTCTTACAAATTGCTGCATACGCCATGGCTCATGACTATGTTTATAAATCTGAAATTAAACAGGGTGTAATAATGGTATGTACTCCTGACCTATATTATCAAGAATTCAAGATACAAGGGGCTGATTTAAGGTCGTGGAAACATAAGTTTTTAAAACGATTGGACCAATACCATGAACTTATTCATGATGAAAAAGAACAAGCAAACGTCGGAATCAAAGCAGAAGAGTTTAAAAATGCTAAGTAATTATAATAAAGCAATACATCCGCTATGTGGTAAAAAAATTAAAATACATAAAGACATTGTAATGACTCCTTTCTATACCGAAAAATTTTGTGATGAATTAGTTGAACTAGCTAAAGAATACAAAGATAAATTTTCTCCCTACATTGTTTATGGGAAAAGTGATAGTCATGATGTAACTAAAGATTACCCATGGGATACTTTATTTTTTAGTAAAGTTAGTCATTTTCTTTTCGAAGATTTTTGTAAGCATTATAAAAAATATTTATGTCCTATCTTGAATGATTACTTTTTCCCCTGTAATGTTGCAGGTTGGTTTTCACCGATGATAATTAAATATTCTAGACCTAATCAAAAGGTTGATATTCATAACGATACAAGTCTTTTTACTTTAAACGTTAAACTCAACACAGATTTTGAAGGTTGTGAGTTGGAGTTTCCACGTCAAGAATGGAATAACTCAGAACTTCCAAAAGGTTGGTGTATGGTTTGGCCTTCTCAAGTGACCCATCCGCATCGTGCGCGACCGTTGCTTAAAGGTACTAAATATACACTAGCATCATGGACACATCCAATAAGTTGGAATTCAGAACAGATGGGAGGTTCAATCTACAATGAATGAAAAAATAATTAATGCATTAATGAAAAAATATGATGCACAAAGAGAAGAATCAATTCTTAAAATTGATATGCTTATAACACAAGGAGTGGTCATTCCGGAGCACACTGACATCACTGGAGAGATTGACAAGTTGTTACACATTGTTGCGGACAGCGATGAAAAAGCGGCAATTTTGTGGAAACTTTATGGCAAGAAAAAGGCAAATTAGACAAATTTTGCGACACCTAGGGTGTCGGGGAGGGGTCGGGGAGGTGTCGGGAAATCTCTTTTTTAAAAAATTTTCCAAAAAACAGTCGATTTGTTCACCTTTTAGTCTGATTTTGCGACACTTGCGACCCCACTGCGACCCCCTTCCGACACCCCAAGTGTCGGGGGAATTAGCCTTATATACCAACGGTTATAGCTTGATTTCGACATTTCCCGACACTTTCAAGATTTATGTGTCATTTAGCGCTGCATAAAATATTTTTGGTGTCGCAAGGGTCGCAAAAGAATGTTAGAAGGTTTTATGCCTAAGAAAAGAAGAAAAAGAATCATAACTCAAATAACTCCTGATATACCTTTTCCTAAAGTCAGAGTGGAGTGGGTCGACGCCATGAGTGACTCAGGCTGGGCCAGCGAAAAAGAATTTAATAAAATGAAATTAGCTTATCCTGTTAATGAAGGTTGGCTTTATTCTAAAGATGATAAATCAGTTAAACTTTTTGCGTCTTACGATAAAGAAGATGATGGTAGTTTTACTTTTGGGGATCGGACGATGATTCCTCGCGACTGGGTAAAGAAGATTCAGAAGATTTAGGAGATTCAATTGCTTCACCTTCAACAGTCTTTACATTTAGAAGAGGTTCGTAGTCGTTTAAAATTTGTTTCATTTTTGCTTCTAGCTCTTGTTCTGATAGGTCCTCTAATTTACCTGTTTTTATTATTTTTCTATCTATATACAATCCTGCTGCTTTTCCCCTATTGGCTTCAGCATTTACAGCGCTGGAAAAACTTCCTTTCTTTAAAGCGGCTTCTCTCAACCTAGCAAGTTCTGCTATGTGTCCTTCATAACTTACTTCATGTTTTCTTAAGCGTTCTTCTTTAAGTTCACCTATGTGTTTAACAACTAGAGGATTAAGTCTAGGGTTTGTTAATTCACTTCCTTCAACACGTGCTCTCTTTGGACTGTAGCCTGCTCTTAAGGCAGCTTCAGTTTTAGTTACTGGTCCATTTTCATCTCCGAATACTAAAAACTCGGCGAAGCGTTGCTGCATTTCTGTTAATCTTTTTGGTAATCCCATTAGTTCATTGCTTCAAATTTACAACTCATACACATACCCCATCCAGCTTCCTCTTCTTCTACTGTCATAAAATCCATACACCCTCCTTCACACATAGTGTTTGATTTCTCAAATATCTCTTCTGAATAGTAGTCAGGATCTTGTAGATGTCTCCTTATTTTTTCTTTTCTAGCTAGTTCTTTTTCTGTTAATTCCATAATGTGTAGCCATGAATGGATTTAGCCCAGACTGGCTACTATTGACAATTTAGAGTAACTATCCTATAAAGTCAATATGAAAGAGTACGAGAAATTTCAGTTAAACCAACAACACCAGCAGCTTCGGGCGGCATTGATGGAACAGTTAACGGTTGCACAAAAACGTGTTCAAGAGTTAGAAAAGCTAAATAAATCTCATCAAGAATTGAATGGTAAGTTACAACTAGAAATAGCTAGATTGAAAGGAGCATTATGACAGATAATAAAGAAGCGGGATATTTGTCTTTCTTAATTGAACAACATAAGAAAGAAATTTGGGAATATAAAATGAAAGAGTCTGAGTTGACTATCGTTAAAAATCAGCTTGAGGGTAGTAAAAGGATTATAGACGAACTGTCTAGTCAGGTTAATGATTTAAGGCGAGACAATAAATACCTTGCACAACAAGTAAATGACTATAGAGAGCAATTAAGAAAAGCAGGATTTTAATGAGAGTACAAGACATGCAACAATTTTTAAATTCATTTACAAAAGGATCGGACGCAATAAAAAATGCGGCAATCTTTGTTGAAGTGAATGGTAAATTACATGATGTACGAAGAATTGAAGTACATGAAAACTCTATCCCAATTGTTGGACAAGTGGGTCACACAGCACACAGATTAGTTTTAAAAACTACTAAACCATCTAATATTATATTACCAGAGAAGTTACAGAAAGACTATTAATGAACGAGGTTGTTACCTCGATAAAGACATGGGTCCAGAGGCAAAATTATATCAAAAAATTAAGAAAACTTTTAATAGAATTTCCTTTGTCAGGATTGAAAACAATAGCTTACTTGGCACTCCTGATCTATTGGGCTACAATAGTTCTGGCTCATTTTTCACTTTAGAACTTAAAGTAACTCGAAGTAAAAAAATTAGATTTTCACCACACCAAATTTCGTTTCATGTGAAGCATCCGAAGAATAGTTTTATCTTGGTAGAGGCCCTTGATCAAAGGTCCTCTAAACTTTCTCAATTCTTTTTGTTCAAAGGAGAAAGAATCTTGGAGCTTGAAGCTTGTGGCTTGAAGCTTGATCCTTGTGCCACGGGGCTTGAGGCTTGCGGCTTGGAGCTTGGGGCTTGAAGCTTCCATGCAGGTCTTATAACTAGTCTCGGCTTGGAGCTTGAAGCTTGGGGCTTGAGGCCCGGACCAAGTGCACGCGCACCATCAGCCGTCGCTTCGGTTTTGCTAATGACTTGATCCAGTTTATTACGTCTACGTAATTCTTTATAAAATTTTGGGTGTTTAATTTCCATTAGTGTTTACCATATGATATCGTTTTAATTTCAGGATTCCAGCATTTTCTACAATCTAAGCATTGATTGCCCTGTTGTGCGCTGGGACAGTTAGCCCCTGAAGTTACAACCTCTGAAGAGTTGGGCCACGAAGCAGGCGCCGCCTGGTCTACCATCGGCGCGCTAAATCGTATGACTAAATTGTTAGGCTTGTTTGACAGGTGGTCCTTTATCCATGCTTCACGGGTCGGGAGCCAGTGACGCTTAGAAGGTGTTAACCTGCAAACTTCAAAAATTTTATTTAAATGATCCAGGTCCTGTACATCTCCGGAATCATGCCACCTGAAGACGTCCGGCTTCTTGCTGTTGATCAGGTGGGCCATAGCCTGGACCCATCTGGTATCCTTCACAGCTGCCAGTCTCCTGTACTGTGCATCCTGAACCACTTTAAACACGTAGCAGCCCTTGAGCGCATAACAATTATGGCAGGTGCTGCCTTTAACCAGGCGGAGCTTCGAGCCCGTCTTACATTCCTTGGCAGGGAGGCCTATTGACCAGCCCGGCATTTTCGACGGCTTGCTCAGGCTGCCGCCTATAATTTTTAATGCTTCATCTGTTTTCATATATCCTTTATAATCCTATAATTCTATTTGTCAAGCTTGAAGCTTGGGGCTTGTAGCTTGAAGCTTGCGGCTTGCACCTTAGAATCATTCTAAAGTGACCAGTGAGACCGCTTCGGCCACACACGCGTATTGAGCCGTCTCAGAATTCTGTGTGTCATAAGTCCCACTGATCCCAGATCCATTGACAGTAATACCAATTCCGGTTGCCAATGGATCAGGGATCAGTTGTTGTCCTGTGCAGGCGGGGGTGAGTTTTCATTGCAAAAACTTGCAAGCTTTCATTTTACAATCCCATGCCCGAAGCATCGCGACCTGTACTATAGCGGTTTATATTCCGCAGTGATCAACATCTGATCCCAGATCCAACCGCGTGGGCTTTTAATCCCACAGGTAAATTTGCAATTGGATCAGGGATCAGTTCTGGTTCATAACACAAAGACGTGCTCGTGCAGGTGTGATGCGCTACAACCAGAAGTTGTCCCAACTTAATTAGAAAGAGGTAAATCCAAATAATTAAGTTATTCCTATATAATCCTATTGACAAGTAATGTCAAGTAGTATATAAATTTATTTATGCAAACAAACAGAAAGGCAAAAATGAGTAGAATAAGACTAAACCAAGAGTATCGTAATAAGATTGCTAATAGAATGAGAGTACATCTTGAACAAGAAGATACTGTTGAAAAACAAAAGTATGACAGTTTGAAAGCTGACCAAATCCAGTTGAATGATGACGCTTGGAACATGGCAGAAAAAATTGTCAGAAAACATTATACCCCTGATGATGTTAAAATGGCATATCATCTACAAAATAAGTTTGAGAATGTTTCAACTATTGCAAAAGATAGTTGCTTTCATTTTCATTATATGGGTAAAAAAGAAACAAGAGACTACGACAACAATGCCAAAGTTGAAGATGCAACAATTGAAAGCCATTTTGATTTTAGGTTAAATGGTAGTTTAGATGTTGATAACAATAGTAGTCATAATCGTTCTGATAATGAGTATGGTTATGCTTTATTTCGTGATGAACTAAAAGCACAAGATAATTGCAACCCTGATATTTTGATTGAACAAGAGGGCAAAGATCAAAACCCACACAAAACAAAATATACAGATGCAAACAATAAATATCTTGGTGATGATGACAAAGGTTATGGCAAAGAATGGAATGAGAAATACCAATTAGATTTAATTGGTAGAGAGTATTGTCGTGATAGGTCTATCGCTTGTAATGAAGACGAGTATATGTTTTTAATAGATTGGAAAAGACAAAAAGAACAATTTGTCATGGCACATCATAAGTGGATTAAATCTGTATTAGACCAAATGAAAGAAATTAAAGTTGGTTTAAAAGGATATAAATATCTGCATGAGGCAATTGAACTTGCTACTGAACTTGGTTTGAATATTACTGACCATGAAATAATTAGAACTAACTCTACTGGACTTGTAATCTACAATCCTAAAAATCTAGCTGATAGAATAAAAGGAATGAAGAACAAGAGAGAGCAAACAAGAGAGGAAAAAATAAAGGCAAGATTGTTGTATGAAAAACAACAAAATAGTTAAACCCATTTTGGGCATATAGACTATTTACTTTAGGGATAATTTATGGGATTATCCCTGAATAACAGAAAGAAGAATAAAATGGAAAACGATAAACAATTTACAATAACTTACTACGCTGGCAAACATAAAAAACATATTACTCGTTTAGGTAAATGGATTGACGGTTGTAGATATTGGACAGATAACTCAGGCAAAGCAATATTCACTTACTTTGATATTGAGGCAGATAACTTTAGAAATGCAACAGTTTCTTGGAAAGTGAGATTTTAATGACACAGTTAGATCATAACCACGATTTACTACACGCAGAAAATAAAGATAGAATATACCAACACAATAAAATCTTGGACAAGTTAGAACAAAGAATTGCTAAACTTGAAAAGGTTTTGGAAAGCCATGCTAAATGTATTGGGGAATTGAGGGGCAAAGATGAGTGATTATAATTGGTGTCATGGTACGAACTGTCATACTAATCACACTCAATCACGAGTGCGAGGGAGTGGGGATAATAAAGTATTAAGAACTATTAAGATTAAACAAGGTAGGTACAATGGTTATCAGAATGGCATATGGGATTACTTCTGTAATCAATCTTGCTTATTTGATTATATTAGAACTCACATACAATCTATAGTTGCAATAGCGCCAAGGCGCAAGGCTCTTGAAACACCGATTAAGGTAGAGAAAGAAAAGTATGAGAGTCATAGATA